CCTTATAGAAGCACATGGCATGCGCATAGTCGTAGTTTACGTGAATCTCTGCAGGCGACCCATAGAAACGAATTACCAGCTGAACTCGGTTAGCTAACGTAATAGCGTTATCAGACAGGAAGATAGGTCGATATGGAAGTTTCTCTTTTGATTCGCGGAGCTCTTCCTTGATCGCAGACACAGCTTGGAACACATCTGGTGTATTACCCATGACAGTGGCGCCTTCTGTAAGACTGGCCACAAAGTCGTCTGTGATTTCGTCTGCACGACCCTCGAAATAGTCGTAGACATCTTGGCTCTCGCCAGCAACACCAGCGGACTTCATAAAGATGACAACACGGTCCTCTTCAATGCCCTTGATGTTGACACGTTTTTCACGACGGACTGTAGGAGCATACTCCTTGACACCAGGAGCCGTTGTAAGCTTTCCAACAGCCTCGTTGAACTTATCAACGTAGTATTTAGCAACTCGCTCAGTCGTTTCAATATTGCTGAAGTAAATGTCGTAGTCGTTAGGTTGATCGCCTTGGAGAAAAGAAGCAATTGCACCACCGCTTACAATTGCGTCTCGCTTGAAGATAGTCTTGATATCGGGGTCCGTAATGCTTTCGCATACTTCGTCAATCTTCTTCTTAAGTAACTTACGAATAGTAGATGCTTTGAAACCGTTCATTTACATGTCCAGTGGGTCGCGGAAACCTAAGGCAGATTTGTGTCGCAGCTTATCTTTCATACCATGCTGCATATATTTGAATTTAAGGTATTTCTTTCCGATAACTTTTTCCTGGTTTTGAAAAATCCATGTCAATTCTGGAAGTGTGAATTTTCCGCCGGGTACTTCCTCGCGAGTACCGTTAAAGTCAACTATGAAGCCTCCAGCAATCCCTGTAGGCTTTAAGTTAGTCTTGGAGGATGACCTGAACGCATAGCCCTGTTCGTCTCTAGTCTGAGCGTTGTCGTTATGCATTCGCTCGTAGATGCCAACAACAAGAGCCTCTGTGTCCACAAAACGCTTCAACTTAAGGACGATGCCTTCGTTCCAAGTGGACCGTGCAGGCTTGTAAGTGCCTCGCGGATCCCGTAACATAACACCCTCATAGCCGAGCTGGATGAACTTAGACTCAGCTTCCAGGAGTTCGTCTTCGTTGTTTACGAATGAGTGATCTAGTGCAATATACTGAGGGTTATTCAGAGTTGCTACTTGGCCGTGCACAAGCGCCAGCCTTTGCTCGAAAGGGAAGTGAGCGCAAGCAGGATTCCACGTGTCGAAGATGTAGTAAAAGAGGTCACCAGGCTTCTTAAAAGACATCAGGTGACTATTAGTTCTATTACAAACATCACTGTCAGTAGCGTTGCCCTCTACGATCTCACCATCAGAAAAGTCGATCGCAGTCAGCTCCTCATGGACTTGGTAGCTGCGAAAAGGTTTTGAGGACTTTGACAGCATCGTGCCCTTGTGAGCACCACCTCTAAAGCCGTCAATCTTCGGGGACATCAGGAGAGGATACCGTAGCTCCTTAAAGTAGTTTGGGTAGTTGATCGGAACTTCATTCGGAGCTTTTAGCGGAAAGAACTGCACGTAAATCCCTTTCTATCTTACATATTTCAATTGTAGACTCTTCGAATGAGCTTTCAAGCCCTCTCGCCCGTTTACTGGCGTCAGTAAGCAGCATGCAGCGGATCACCCACATTGGCAAATCGCGTACTACACCTGCAACCTCGCGAGGGTCCTCAGAAGCCTCTGCCCACAACACTTTAGTGCCATACCAGATAAGCACCGGTATATGCCAAAACCTGAGGCTCTTCCTAAATGCTTCGTCGTCCATATTCAATTTAAAGGGAGGGCCCGAAGGCCCTCCCAGTTAGTTCCTAGCTAGTAAGTTGATGATTTTGTTGAACTCATACATGCGAAAACGCGTCATTGCGTCAAACACTGTTATCGGCTGATCGTCTATTCTTACACAAATAGATATCAACCTAGCCGCGATCACCATAGGGTATTGCTCCATGGATGCGATCAAGTGACATATGGGGAGTGCTCGGAACACAGATACGTATTCGCCTTTATGAGATACAAACTCAGCCATAGGCGCTAGTAAAGGTGCGTCCTCACTTGACCGGGCAAACACCTGCAGCGCACTCGTCGGAAGATTCAAATGTCGCCGACTCGACACGACCAATTGGTTTAGTTCTGGCAAGCAAGTCTCGATACTGATCCTCGGTGATTTCTTCATAAGGTGCTTGTTGGAAGCCATGATCTGAATGGAGTAAGAAGGATAGACTCTTATGGAACTTACTGTAATTTTGTGCCAAGTAGGCCCTGATTGCAGGCAGCTCCTCTTTGCGATAGTAGACAGTGCAAGACACACCATTGTCGGACCACAAACGTTGCATCATACGAACAGCCTCAAGCTGATCCAGCGCAGTCATTTGATTGGCCAGTTTTGCATTGTCTGAGTACTTGAACGGGAAGGTTACAACGACAGTGTTGTAGTCTTCTGAGTTGTCAAAGTTGCGAACATACTCTACAGGATAGCCGTTGTCGCGGCAAAGCTGCACCAAGGGATGCTCGGCAGCGATACGGATGCGACGATACATAAAACGCGCATAGCCAGGGTGTACACCAGGCAAGATGCCAGGCAACAAGCTAAGTGTTCCAGAAGGCTGGACCGTTGTCAGCTTGATAGAAGTCGCTACACCAAGCTTAGCGGAGTAGTCGACATCAAATTGACGAAGATAGATATAAGTGTCATCCAGCCACGACAGCTGCTCTTGAGTTGCTTCAAGAACACCTGTAATACTGATACCCATGCGCATGTTCTTATGCACAATACGCTCAGTATCTTTGTGGTGGCAGGCCAGCATCAGCGAATGCTTATTCACTCGGTACACGAGTTCGCATGCATCCATCAGCTCTTCCTTCGAAGCAATATTCGGGAGGAAGATAGTTGCAAGACAGCAAGTCTCGTATGGAGCAAGGCTTTGCTCGGCACAAGGATTGAAGCCCTCAACTTCTGGATCGGGGTAGTTAGTTTCGCCAGTACGACCTTCAGCTCGCGACAGCTTCAGGTTGATGAGACCGTATGGCTCGCCTTTACCTTCATAACCGTCCCAGAACAATTCGTGCAAATCTTCGATATCGTCACAAGCCACTGAGTTATTGCTCATCGCACGCCAAGATGGAATGTTACCCATATCCCAGCGCTTAGCCAGCAAGAACTCGACGTCATCCGGATCACCAATGGCGATCTGGGCACTACGGCGAACGTTGCCGGCCACGATGATGTGACCGATAATGTTCATTATGTCCAGCGCATCTACAGGACGGATCTTTCGACCGCGTCGCTTGATTAGGATTTCAGAGATTCTTCCGATGCCCCATACAAGATCTTCCGGTCCAGATGCAACTCCACCGAACCCTTTGATTGGCGTTCCTTTACCACGGACGCAACCAGTATAGAAGGTGAAGGTTCCCTTTTCAGGGGAATCACTAAGAAAGGCTGCCTTAAGGGTCTTTCCGAGGAATTTAACCCATCCTTCGCGACTGTCGGGAATAATGAAATCTGCGCCTGCATTATCAATTCGCGTAGGGGCTGAAAAGAACTCTCTAACAGTTGGTAATTTATCGACATGTTTATGCTGAATGTTGTAACCCACACCGCTACCCAGCGCCAGCATGTCCATTGCCCAGCAGAAAGGTCGGATAGGGTGGTCGACTACAGTGAAAGCACAATTCTGTAAAGACGCCAAACCAAGGCGGTCGACAGTCTGTGTACCTAGCTGCCAAAGGAAACGACCAGCGCTGGTGGCCTTCAGGCTCATGCCGTACTCTAACAGGCGAGCTTCCTCGTCTGGTGTGAAGCCAACGTTCAACTGATTTCTACACGCATCAATTACTCTTCCCCACGTTTCCTCAAACTCTTCTGTTCTGCCTTCTTCAGGCACTTGTCTGGCGTAAGTTCGTTTGTAGGTAAGATAACCTATGGATGACCAAGGTGTTACAATTGCTGGTGTCATTTTTTATGCGGCTCCACTTTAACTAACATTTGATCTTTTGCAGGATACAAGCCCTTTCCGAAGGGCGTGCTCAGGATGTCTTCACGCTCCACTGCAAGATCACCTTTAACAGTTCGCATAACATAGTGAACTTTATTAAGCCTATTAGCACTTTTCTGCGCCAACTCCCGTGCCTTATCTAAGTTTTTCATAGCGAATGAAACTCTTCAGACGGGATATCTTCTTCTGCAAGAAACCTGCCGGTCTTGAAATCGTAGTACGCACCAGGGATTCTACCAGTCAAGCCGGTGAATCGGCATTTCAGAACCGCAGCTGAAATAGTGTTACGCTTTATCACATCATCTTCCATCAAGTTTCTTGCGAATGCGATTATATCAAAGGACACTTGCTTGATTGAGCCTGAGCCTTTGATATCATCTAGCGTCGGCATTTGGCCGCCTTCAAAGGACGTTCCATTTACCGGAGTTTTGCGAAGGTGGCTAACGAGACCTACCCATACATTATGTCGCTTTACAAATCGCAACAAGTCATTCATGACCTTGTCAATCGCTTCATTGCCAGTAAGACCTTCTGCACCTTCCGATACAAGAATAGTCACGTGGTCAATCACGATATACTGACAACCCGACAGTGCAAGGTACTCAAGTTTGTCAATGATGCTTTCGTCTTTGAGGCTGCCTTGGTGG